ATAAGTTCATAGTATCTCATCAATGCAACCACGTGTTTATCTTTCACGACTTTACCTTTTGTAGCTTCGTCTGTGTAGTTAATAGCTTCTGAAAGTTTAATTTTTGTAATCTTGTCGTTTACCTTTGGAAGTAGTGTCTTTAGAGCTCTCTTGACTTTGATTACTTCTGAATCTATAAACTCTTTTAATGAATTTGTATTAGATACATTGTTGATATATTGTTTCAACAAGTTTTTTTGATTTTCATTTAGAGATTTATACTTTTTATTAAACTTATCTACTAATAATTGATAACTTAACAACCTTAAATCTTTGTCTTGTGTTGAATATTCACTTAAATTCTGTTTTTTTACTCTTGTTTGTTTAGATTGAGTAATATGTTCAGTTATAGTGATTGATGAATCAGTTTTTTGGACTGGCCCAAAGTCTTCTTTGCCGGTTTCTGTTTGAAAAACACGATATACTGATGCCAACACTTTAAAGTTTGGTATTCTGGTATTGAAGAATTCTTTTATATCGTAATTCTCTTTAATTGTTTTAATTAAATTGTATTTTTCATTTGCCAAACGACGATTTGACAATTTTCTTCGACTTTTGACTACCGCTTCTAATAAAGATGATGCGTGAGTCAAGTTTTTGTATTTTTTATTCAATAAGATTGAATATAATTCATATTCTTTACCTAATTCAGTATTTTTGTTAAAAAATTCTTTAAACATTTTAACTGATTTAGCTTCTTTCTTGTCATTTATCACATCTACCGTGATTTGACGAGATAAAAGTTCATAAAGAATTCCTGTATTCTTTATCTTATTATGTTTAACATAAGACATTTGAGCTCCAAAGTATTTTTGTGTTTTTTATCAATAATAAATATAAAACTTTCAAGAAATCGGTATTAATTATCCCCATTTTCCTCTTTATATTCATTATATTCTTTCTCTAATTCATCTACTTGATTAGTTTCTTGTATTATGCTTTTTGACTTTTTACCCATAGTTTTTTTCAAAGCATCGTAATGTGCTAATGCTAATGGTCTACGATTTTTTGTTTGTTTCCCTAACGGGTCACGACCTCTTGCTCCACTATCTTTGAATGGTTTGTTCATTTCTTGTGGACGACCACCTTGTTCATCTTCTGGTCTATCATCTTCTTCATCTGAAAACGGGTCAAAGATAGAACCTGCGACTGAATCATCTTCTTGTGGTTGTTGGTCTTGTTGACCACCAAATAATCCTGGTGATTGCATATCACTTGGTGTTCCAACTGATTCACCGGATTGTTGTGGGTCATTACCTTCCATTTCAATTTGTGAGTGTCTGAATTTCTGTTTTTGGTCTTCAATGATTTGATTTTCAATTTCTATCTTCTCGTCAGAAGAGAAATTAAAAACATTATCATACACCCAATTTGTTGGTAGGATTTTATCACTAATCATATCACGAGCTAATGTGACTTTCTGTCCCAACAATTCTATCTTTTCTTGTTCATACATTGTTGAAGGACTTGCTAAATCTAATTCAAAGTTTACTAAGTCGGCATCTGTGTATCCTTGTGAATACAAGTGAACAACTGCGATTTTTGTTAACTCGGATATAATAATTCTTTGTATTCTTTCAATGGTTCTTGCAAATCTTACATCTTCTGCTGCTAAGGTTGCTTTACCACCGACATTTTCATCAAATCCTAAGAATGCTTTCGGTACTCTTAGTGATGCTAATAATTTGTTTTTCAAATATTCAATGTCTTCGGTTGAATCATAATCAATACCACCCAATTCATTTATTTCAGTTCCGGAATCTCCACCACGAACTGGCATAAAGAAGTCTTCTGTTAGGTTTTGTATATTGTATTTTAAATTATACTCACCTGTGGACTCGTCTATAAATGGTGTTTTCTTCATTTTGTTGATAATTCTTTGCATATAATTGTCAACTTCTGCTGGTGGTATATTACCAATATCAATCTTGAATACTCTTTTGGAAGGTGCTCTCATAATTCTGTGAATTAACATAGCGTCTTCCATAAGTGTTAATTGTTTCCAAATCTTTCTTGTAGATTCAATCATAGACTTTCCGTAAGGTAAGAAATTACTATCGTTTGCTAAACGGAAGTGTGCGATTTGAAAGTTTTCAAATTCTATTTTTTTACCATTCTTTGCTCTTTGACCAAATTGTTGGTTTGCTCCCTCAATTGATTCTAAGTAGAACTTAGTATAGTAAGGATTTTCTGGGTCTTCTCCCTCTGCTCTTACGACTTCATAAGGTGATAACGGAACTACATTAGTAATACCATACTTTTCATTAATATCTAAGTGTAAAAAGAAGTCTCCATACTTAACCATATTACGAACCCAAGGCCATAAATTAAATTCAACATTCATAATGTCGTAAAACAAATTATGTAGAATTTCTTTAATGTTTTCATTTTCTGATTTAATCGTAATGACTTGACCATATTCACCTTTCATTGTGGATTCATCTGAATAAATGTCCAGTGCTGATGAAATAATTGGGTCGGAATCCATTGATTCATAATCTTTAAATAATGCTAATCTTGCTGCCATTATTTGATGTACGGTTGAATAACCTGTTCCAACTAAATCTAAGTTGTTGTGTAGTTTTGTATACCTGTCAACTAAATGTGATTTAACCTGTTTTTGAACTTGGTCTGTATCGGCAATCTTTAATTTTTTACCACCGACATTACGAACAATTACATTTGTTGCAAATAATCGTTGTAGTCTACCAAATAATGTTGTATCTGCCATAATATCCTCACTTTACAAGAGCCAATCTAATGACTCTTTTTCTTTTCCTGTGTCCCACTCCCAACTATCGTTTTTATTATCGTTAGGTGTGTATAAACCCTCGTTGTCCATCATACGACTGAGAGTTTTCTTTGTTAGTTCTACACCTTGTGTTCGTAGTCTTAATGCAGTATCACGAACCCAAAGTCCAATAGCAAAAGACATAACCAAATCATCATTGTATCCGGTCATTGCTTCTGCTCTATTATTTATATAGACGAAAGTCAATAGTTCATCAATCAAACGATTAGAACGAACTATCACACTATCCTCTCTAAAAAATTCTTCTAACTTACTAATAATTAGTGGTCTGGTCTTAGAAGTCGTTGAAAAACCAGCAACCATATTTCTTTCTTGTCTGTTGATTTTGTTGTTCATTTGGTGTTGAACATCAACATATTGTAAGTCTTTACTTGTGTAAAATAAATTAGGATAATCCCTATCTATTACTTGTTGGATTGTTGCCCAACCAATATTGTTGTTTTCAATAATTAGTAAAGCATCATTGTATTCTGTTGCTACACTAACCAACATATTACCAAAATCTTTTGTATTGATACGACCTTTGTATTCTGCTACTTGTGTTAAGGTTTCCAACTCAATCACGTGAAAAGCAGAATAGTCTGCTGAATCTCCTCTACCGACATCAGCACATACAATATAATCTTTTGAGTAATTTGGTGGTTCCCAAATCCAACAATTACTATCAATACCTCTTTTCTCTATTGGTTCAGAACAATCTCTTTTTCTAATTTGTTCCAATAAAACTGCGTCAACCACACCAGTACCGGAAGTCAAGAAGTCACAATCACACTCTTGTGCTGCCCCACTTGGGCCAAGTAATGTGTCTTGTTCTTTTCTCCAATCTTCACCTCTATCTGGATGAACCGTCCAATGCAATTTAATCGGATTAAACATACCACGACCCTCTTCGGCATCCACCCAAGTTTTATGAAACCAATTACCCACACCATTAGGTGTTGATAATGCAATACATTGTCCACCTGTGGTTAAAGTGGATTGTGCTGCTGTCCATATAGTGTCGATTTTGTCAATAAATGCTGCCTCGTCCAAAATCAATAATGACAATGCCTCAGAACGAGCACCTTCACCAGAAGAAGACACTGCTTTAATCTGAGAACCATTACGATATCTCAAATTTAATTTGTTGTCTTCCACACAAGGTTGTTTTAACCAACTTGGTAGATTTGAGTGCATAACACGAACTTTCGTAACCAAGTTTTTTGCTACTTCTTGTTTCGTAGCAATAACCAAGATGTTTTTATCTTGGTGAAAGGTCATCATCCATAAAGCGTATCCAGCAGTAATCGTTGATATACCCAACTGACGAGCTTTCAAAATAATATTCATACGATGTTCTTGAAACTCGTTGATAGATTTTTCCTGAAAATCATACAAGTCAAAAGGTATTTTACCTCGTATTGGGTGTTGTATCATACAATACTTTTTCATAAAATATGCAGGGTCAGTTGCACATTGAATATATTGTTGTTTGATTACTTCTTTAATTTGTTCTGCCATTATTCTACTATTTGACCTGCTAATTTAACTGATGTAGCAGTCAACACTACTCCATATGTAAAGTATAACCATTTATTTTCATACCATTTAGGTTGAACGAGTTTTACTTTTTGTTCAAGTAGTTTGTTGGTGTCTTTTAGTAGATTTAATTGGGTAGTTTTATTCGATATCAACATAGAATCTATATATGAATTTTCTTCATAAAGTTTGACTTGTTCCTCTAAATCCATTACCAACGAAACATTTAAACTATCTTTTAATTCAAGTTCTTTAATTGTGTTGGTGAATCCTAATACTTCTTCTTCTGTAAAAGTATAAGTTTTAGGTTCTTCAATGATTATAGGGTCATCTCCGACTATGTCTTGTGAGAATAAAGCTCCCATTAATAGTATGTAAATAAAATATCTCATATATATAAATATATAGTTTATTTACTAAACTTCTTTAAAAATTTCACTGCTTCATCGGCATCGTCTGTTTTTACTGCTTCTGATGCTTTTTCTAATTGTTTTTTAGTAGTAGTGACTTTTCTTTTTAATTTAGCTACTTCTTTTTTATTTACTTTTTTCTTTGACTCAAGAACTTCAACTTCTTTTTCAAGTTCTTTAACTTCTTGGTCTTTTTGTTTAATTGCTTTGTCCAATTCTTTGACTTCTTGTTTTTTATTTCCACCAAAGAATAGGTTTAGTATCATTTGAATAAAGTTCATTACTCAGTTTCTCCTTGTAGTTGTTTTTCTGCTTTTTCTACGAGTTCTCTTTTTTCTCGTATGAAATCTCTTGCTTCTGATATAGTTTTCTCAAATTCTTTTTCACCCATTTCCCACTTTTCAGCTTCTAATTCTGGGGTGTTGACACCTACTTGATTAAACCACTCTTGCTTTCCGTCTGTTTTTTCAAAGTCATCAATACTTTGTTCTAAATCTTTTAAATATGCTTTTTGATTTTCCAATACCTTGGTTTTTGCATAATTTTGATAAGTACCTTCAAGTCTAAGTTTATTTTCTAATTCTATTTGACAATCAAAACAATGTCCTTGTGTTCTCCAAAACTTATTATCAAGTTTTTTCTTCATTGCTTTATCACACTTAGGACAAAACCAAGGCATTCTTACTGATGCCATTATATCTGTTAATTCTGATTTTCTGGTTTTACCACCAAGGTTTTCTTTCTTACCTTCGTATCCTACTTGTGTGTAATTTTTTTCATAGGTTTTACCAGACATCAAATCTGATAATGCTTTATTTTGTCTTTTGGTTTCTTTTGAATAACCTGCCATTTTTTCTCCTAAAATCTTAAACTACCGAGTATTTGATTGATTGGAGCAAAAACCCCCGTGAACTTGTATAAATTACCTTTATACTTAAACACTAATCCCTCACTCGGAACAATTGCTGATGTTCCCCCGATAGCGTCAAATTTTTCTAATTGTACTCTTAATTTATCTAATGTTTCTACATTCTCACCTTTTTGTAATTGAACCAAAGCAGTCAACATATCTTGTCTGATTTTTGATACTGCTTGTTTAGGTGATACTGCTAAAAATCCTGTTGCGTTTTTCAATATTTCTGCACCGACTTGGAAGAACAATACTTCAAATGGTTTAATATTGTCTTTAAACATTTTTAAATGATTTAATTTATCGGTATCTAATATCCAATTTAAAAATTCTGGTCTGTCTTTAAAGTCTTTTCTCATTTGTGGAATTTTGTAAGACTTATCAAAGTATGCCCAACGATTTGTTAAGTTTACTAATTCATTTGGTTTTAACGAAACTTTAAATTGTTTTGCTGCATTAAAAATATATTCTTTCCAAAATGATTCGTGATACTGGCCTAATCTATCTGTATCTTTTAATCCATATTGTGATTGTAATTTTTTTAATTTATTTAAATATAAGTTTTTCTTTTTACCAAAGTCTTGAACTTTATCTAATTTTAAAAAGTTTGGTTTACCAATCTTAAATGTTTTTTGTATATTTTGATTTACTTGTCTAATCATACCTTCTAACATACGAGCAGATTCTTTTGAGTATCCTATTTGTCTACCGGTTTTATCATATTCTAATGTTCCGTGAAATACTATTTCTGCTATGTCGTAATCAATTACATTTGCTGTTTGTGGATATATAACCTCTAAATTCATCCATTTGGTTCCATTACCAAATATTTTTGTTTTTTGTGCATTGGATAAACTACCAATTGCTTTTTCTAAATCT